CTTGCCTCCTGTGCTTTCGGTGTCGGCAGTAAGCCCATGTTCACCGCCCGTGCCAATGTCACGGAGTGCATCGAGCCTTCCTTCACTTGCGTTGACTTCATGTTCGCTGTTGCGCCTGTGCTGTCCATTGCCGTTGGTGTCGGCAGTAAGCCCCTCTGATAAATAAAACCCGTCTGCACTTCCTGTGCAAGTGTTCCGCTGTTCCCGAACACCTGTTCTTTCTTGCTCAGGTTCTCCGTGTGTGCATCCGCCGCGCATGGTGTTTTGAGCAACAAACCAAACTCTGTCTCTTCCGTGCGGGGCATTGCACGCCGCCGCAGGTATAACCACGGCCTGCACTTCGTAACCCGCAGACTCCAGGTCAGAATGCACCTCGTCGAATACCAGCCCTCCATTCCAATTAGTGAGGCCAAGAACATTTTCCCCCACCACGTACTTTGGGGCAATCTCCCGTATTGCTCTAAGCATCTCTGGCCATAGGTGGCGTTCATCCTCTTTTCCAAGCCGTTTTCCGGCCATGCTGTAGGGCTGGCATGGGAAGCCGCCACTGAGTAAGTCAATGCTTCCTCTGTGAATAGTGAAGTCTGTTGTGGTGATGTCATGGTATTGAATGGCGTTAGGCCAATAGTGATGTAAAACTTTTTGTCCGAAGGGATTCCACTCGCAATGAAAGACGTTTTCCCAGCCCATCCATTCGGCAGCTAAATCGAATCCGCCGATGCCCGAAAACAGTGAACCGTGTTTCATGTCAGTGTAGCGTATTCGGTTGATGATTTCTTGGTTAGGTTCTCAGGCTTGAACCAGACCGCAATCATCTTTTGCTTCCAATTCTTGACCGGCTTTCCATTGCCGTCCTTCCATTCATTGATTGAGTAGTATTCGAATGCCTTGACAGCTGTATCCTGGCTGTAGCCTTTTTCACGGAAAAAGTCTTTCACATCTTCAATAGATGGTTTCTTCTCTCCTGCACCTCTCTTCTTCCTATCTACAATTTCATTTTCATTTTCATTTTCCATATGTAGAACATATGTAGAAGATATGTTTTTCTTAGTACGATTCTGCCTTCGGCTTTCGCTGTAGGCTTTCCGTCTCTCTATTTCACTTCTCAATCTGGCATTATAGAACAGACCTTCTTTGTCTTTTTGAAATTTGTTCCAAATGTCTTCGTCATATGCCAAACATATGTTTAACATATCTTTTTCTGTGAGATGTCCTTTTTGATGTTGAAGACAAAGTAGTGTTATGTACTTGCCTTTCTGTTCCATGGTCATCAGCATTGTGCCGGTCAGGAAATCAGATGAGTAGAATAAGAATGCAGGATCTTTCATGTAAAGCAAAAAGCCTCGCCATTTCGCTGTGTGGAACCATCCCTGAAGGTAGGATGCACAGTTACTCTGACGAGGCTTTTGTTAGTTGAGTATAACATTTTCTTCAATCATTCGGGCAGGGTTCCAATCTGCGCTTTCCGAACTTGTTACAAATATAATCTACATCTACCAGATTGCAAAAAACCATTCATTCTTCATTGGCCGATACTTTGCATCTATCACCGAGCCGGTCGGGAAGAAATCCATCAGCCCATTGCGGATATCCAACATCTTGGCCGCGAATCTCTTGTCAGTATCAATCAGGTCTTGAATAGTCTTGACTCCGTGAATGGCTGTGGAATGGTCGCGCTCTGTATACTTGGCCATCTGTAGCCAGGTAGCTTGGGTCAAATCGGAAGCGAAGTAGTAGAAGACTTGCCTTGGGATTACATATTCCTGGTATCGTCTCCGGCTGGTAGCTGCATCCAAAGGCACATTGAATACTGCGGAAACGTAATTCCAGATGCAATCCAGAGCATCGGTGAAGACATCGTCTGTGTAGCCTATTCGCGGAGTGCCATCTCTGCGATGCTTCCGCTGTAGTGGAAATGTCATGGCTGCTTAGTGCTAAAGATGGATCGTCGGAAGAAATTGAATGCATCCATAATGATGGCAGCATAGTATACCACCATGAAGACAAAGAATGCGATGAGCATGATAAAGTATCTCATGACTCCATGTGCATTGCGGCAAGTGCTGCCACCTTCATGGCCTCGCGCATTACCTTGTTGACCTTGTAAGATTCAGACAGCCTGGCCAATGCTCTGTTCAGCTCCTGCTCTCCCTTGCCTTTCACATACTCCATGGCCTTCTGATATGCTTCATCTTTCGCATCAAGCCATGGCTTATTGTCATCGCTCTTGGCCGGTGCTGATGGTGGAAGGCTTGCCGCATTGGCATCGTCATCTTCATCAGCGACCATTCCGAGGATAGCAGCCATGGCGTATCTCCGGCCATAGGTGATAGCAGAACCATAGCCCTGCGGATCATTCTTCTGAGCCTTCAGATACAGGCTTCCGGAGATGTATTGACCGGATTCATGGACCAGGGTAGTCACGATGGATATGCCATCGCAGGCATTTTCAAAAGTCTGAGTGATGGCCAATCCATGCTTTTTCAGGACAGGCTTGGCTGTCTCTGCAATGCTCTGCAATGTGGCATACTTTGACCGGAAGTGTGGATTGTTTCCGTCTTTCGGTGCTGTCGGCATCTCGGCCTGTGCCTTCACAATAGCTGCGAAGATCTCTTTGGTTTCGGTTGAATGTATCATTTCGATTGAATTAGGTTTTGCTGAACCCATCCTGGAAAGCCTTCTAAATGATATTCCCAATTCTTTAACCGAGAATTCCACCTGGATTCCACTACGATGGCTGTGATTTTACTACTTCCAAAGGTAACCAATTGGCCTGATTGATAGCGCAATTGGCGAGGACGGCAGATGAGATTGAATAGTCTCATATTGTTGCCTCCTTCCGGTAAATGCGCTGATGGTGAATTGCTGCATTGTAGAGCGTATTGAATTCTTCTTCAGTGCATGGCTCAAGAAATGCAAACACTGCCTTGGCCCAATACTCAGCTGTTGATCCACATTCGCATGAAATCTTAGCTACTCCCAATGCAGGATGATAGCTTACTGACCATACGCATTGGGGATTTTGAATCCAAATGGCGGATGATCCTTCAGGTGTTTTGAAATAGTTCATATTGATTTAGGTTGAATTTTTGTTGCTTCAAAAAGTCTCTTGCGATACTGAACACTGATCACCGGCTTGTCATTATACTGAATAGCCAATTGATGCTCGGTTCTGATTCGCTGAATGCGAATGAATCGCATCCACTTGGTGAAATCAGTCATTGGTCTACCTCCTCTATCCATGCTGATGCGCCATCATAGTACATTGTCCATTGCTCTTCAATGCAATTGCGATTCTCTTCGAATTGCACATCATCAATTGCGCCTTCGGAATGCATATAGTCATTGCGCTTGTGCATGAATTCCTTGGCCTGATCAAGACTGAAGAACTCTTCTTCCCATCCATAGCGACCACCACCCATTGGTTTGTTGGACCCAATCAGAGTAGTAAGGGAAGAGATTTGGTAGACTGTCGGTACGATTGCACCGACGATGTAGGTTTTTTGTGCTGTTTCCATGTAGCAAAGGTAGTAGCAGGATTTATTCCCGCAATGCCTTATGCACAAAATCTGTGGATTATGGAAGAATATTTACCGAATCATACCATTTGATTACTCAAATAGGTACTCTGTTTCTGAGGATGAACCCAAACAGGAAGGCAAAACCCACTAGATACCACAGCCACCATGGCCGGATGGTCACCTTATTACTCACTATAGTCTTGACATAGCGGATGGTAGTATCCTTGCACTCAGCCTGGACGAAGATGCTGTCACCTGGTAGGCGAACCAATCGAATCCGCACACGATCTCTGTCAATCCGGATAGTATCGTAGTAGCTGAGAGTCTGGAAGTCTACCAATGTATCGGTGATTGTGCGCTCTATTCGCACCGAATCCCACAGCTCCACTGTATCGCTCTTCCATCCACACTTGGCCACAGCCTTCCGGCACTGTCGTTCGGTGCTGCACCCGATTAGCAGCAGGGCGGTCAGTAGGATTAGTATTCTCATGGCTTTTTATACTTACGGATGTCATCGCCAACATTGAACTTATTGCTGCTATCCATTGTGGTTTCCCATGTGCAACCTGCGCGGTAATGATATGTCGCAAATGATGGATTGTAAAGGTTTACAAATTTGTTACGCACAATATAATCGCCGTCACATTTGCACCCGGCCAACAGGATGGCCAATAGAATAATACTACTCCTCATCTCCTTCTTCGATTGTAACGAATTCCAATCCGCGATACTCTTCCAGGATGCCTTCCATCGCATCCAAGACATTGTCAATGTTATGGCCGCAAGACAGAACTGCATGGAATGCAGCCCTTACGCATTCACTTGTCATTGCCGGTGCGCTCACTCTGAATGTTGATTCCTGCCCTGTCTGTTTCACTGAGAGAGTGAAGGCAAGGAATTCGTATGGATTGTCAATAGATTCGGCCATCAATGATCTCTTTATTCTCTACGACAAATGTACCATCTTCATGGACTGTAACGTATGCGAATCCATGCTTCCACTTGGTGAAGGCATACGGCCTGTATTCCGGAGACAGTGAGCAGAGACAGCCTGTAGACCATACACCTACCTTGTCTCCGTTTAGATTGCCTTCGCTGTGATGGCTGCTCTGGTGGTAATGACCTACCAATGTGTTGGCTTTTGCTTTTAGAAAGAATCCTCTGGCCGGATTGACCGGAGAGAAGATAGCCTCTCCCATCTCATGGCCATGCAGGATGTTCAATTTCCCTGCCTTCACGATTGCCCGGTCTACTCGCTCAATCTTCAGCTCTTCAAATCCCAAGAGAACATGAAGTTCTAAGGCTGCGAGATTGCCGAATTCAGGAGCATTCTTGAGGATGTAATTGCGAAGCCGCTCCTCATGGTTTCCGAGTTTGTAAATTATCCTGGCATCAGGGAAAGCCTGTCTGAGCAATGTGAGAAACTCTTTGCCCATCTGCAATTCATCCACGATGGATGGCCGGTCTTGCTCCTTGTGAAACCTGCTGATATCGTAACAATCCAGAATGTCACCATTCAGCAACACAACATCTGGCTTTCGCTCCATGCCATAGTCGATGGCCACAGAGAGTGACTCCTGGTCATGGAAGGGAAGATGGATGTCGGATAGAATGAGAATCTCGCAGTCGCTCAATACAATCTGCGGCTCTTGCTTTGCCTGGTAGGCCCGTAATTTGGCCAGACCTTCTTGGATGGTAGATTTGTCTTGGTTCATAAAAGGTGATTGAAATTGCACAGGAGGCTTTTTATTACCCATGCTATTGGTCAGTGATTGCAGGAAGACTCTGGCTGCATTGATGGAATAGAATAGATCTGGCCTTCGCTCATGGAGAATCCGACCGGCTGTCCTCTTGGGCAGTCCTTCCAATTCGGAGGCAATGGTATTGAGATATGTTATTCGCAGCTGTCCGAGTTTCCAGGATGGAGTCATAGGCCAATCTCTTTGAGCCAATCCGATACTTTGAAGGAAGGACAGGCTTTCATCTTCGTGAAATCGTTGTGGCCTTTCACAGCAGCACCAGGATATTTCTTCAGATAGAGCCTGACCAATTCTTCCATTACCGACCGCTGCTTATCAGTCCTATTATCCACCGGTTTTCCGCTGTCATCCACACCGCCAATATAGCTGATGTGAATTGCTGTAGAGTTATGGCCGGCCACACCATTGCAGATCTGAGCATCTGTAGCCAGATTGTGCGCTGTGCCATCTTTGCCAATCAGCCAATGGTAGCCTGGTGATTTCCACTTGAGATGGTCCTTCCAATATCGCTGAATGCTATCCACCTTAGTATTCTGCGGAGTCGCTGTGCAATGGAGAATGATATTGTTAATTGCTCTCATCGGTGAAGACCTTAATCAGCTTCTGGAGGAGGTTGTAGATGCGCTTCCGGAGTGCCTGTAGGACAGCAGAGACAGCATCGAATTCCTCTTTCACATCGCGAAGATATGCATTGTGTGCATTGCTGATGGCAGAATATCCTTCCGCAATCAGTAGGATGGTGAGATATCCATTCACCAGGGCAGAAGCATCCTTGTCAATTGCCAGGAGGACAATGAAGACAATGATGGCCGGAATGAGAGACGCGAATTTCTCAGTCATTCCCTGCTTCAGCACCTTACTCCTGATACGCGATGGGTCAACCCGAAGCCACATCAGGATGGCAGTCAGGATATCCATGAGCATCACAGCGGATAGCCCATAAATCAGATTGATATCAATTCCCTTGGAACTTAAATAGACTGCCAATGGCGGAAATCCGATGTAAGGCAATGTCTTCAATTCTTGACTCATGTTTCCGGAAACTCTGCGCCTGTCTGATTTAACACCCATTCCACAATCGGCCCGAAATCGTATCCCCATGTCTCCATCTGATCAACAGGCACAGGTACTACCTGTGGTGAAACATTTAGCTT